GGGCGGACTTATCTGTTCTTTTAATTAGAAAATCTCTCCAAACTCTGAGATTTCCTGTCACCACCATTTCTGTTTTTACAGCATTATTTAATACATTTCTCGCATCCTGCGGAGCTAATCCTTCAGAAATTAGCTGTAAATATCTAGCTTCACAGTCCTCCATTGCTAAATCAAATAGAGCTTTCTGAACTGTATTCATTGTATAATACTTTCTCGGTTTAATAAAGGTAATTCCTGCCCCATTTTTTTCCCGAGAATAATTTACATATCTCTGCGACTCTACAGAATAGGACATTAATCTGTGTCTGGTCCACTGAGCTAAGCAAGCTCTGCTACAAACCACTCTAACTGTAATGCTGTAGTGTTCTATCGTACTGTAATGGTGACTGTCTAGAATAGTTTTAATTAATTTTTGGTCGCTTCCGTCACAAATTTTGTCTTCTGACTTGTAGCAGTTACGGATAGCAAGCTCAATATGTTTTAGAATTTCTTCTCCATTAATTGGAGACATGATTTCTATAGAGGGGTCAATTAATTTCATAATTACTCTTTTTTTGGCAAAACTATTTTATCTCCAATATTAACATCATTCTTTAATAACTCTAATCTGCCATCAGATAATAAATAATAGCAAGCACTATTACTAGAAGTACAGGTTTTTGTTTTTTCCTTGACAGTAAGCATGACTTGTTCTTTTTGAGAACAAGAAGTTAAAATAACTAAAAGTATAAAAACTAAGTATTTCATAAATAACCTCAAATAAAAATGGTCGGAGGGTTGAGACAGTCCACTCCGACCGTAAATGTATGTCAGCTAGTGCGTTACTGACACCTTAAATTTATCAAATTTCTGTATAAAACGCAATAAAAATGTATAAATTTGTTCAATTTTACAGTTTTTACACTGATTTACGTTATTTTACAAAAGAATTAGCAGTTAATTTGAAAGAATTAACAACTATATATAGAGGCGAGGCAAGTCGGAGAGTTTAATCGACAATGTTTAGCAAGCCGTTAACGCAGTACCCTCTTTTTTAACATGGATGTAGGAATTTTTATGATGAAAAAACACATTTTCTTTGCCCTTCTTTGTCTATTTATAATCAAATGTATGATTTACAGCCCAAACTTTGCCGATGCTGCAATTGTTGCTGTATTAATTAGCTACAGATTACTGAACAAAGTAGTTGAAATTAAAAAGATTGAAAAAACTAATGAATTAGCTGAAGAGAAATTTAACAAACTTCACGAAGATTTAGTTAATTTAAAAAATACTGTAGACAGTTTAAAAGTAAAAGAACAATTAGTAAACAGTTTAGGATTCGGGACTAAAAAATGAGTGTATTAGATTTATCAAAATTTAAAGACATGATGGAATTAAAAGCTTATTGCGAACAGCTTACGCAAACTAACCTAGTTTTGCAGGAACAGCTAAAAATTTCAGAATCTAAACGAAAACATTTAGAAGAATTAATGCAGAATAAACCTTCTGTATTAGAAGTTTCCAGTAATGAGGAAGAAATCTGTAAAATCGAGTTAGGTAGACTGTTTTTTAAATGTAAACAGGCACCTCTGGAATACCAAGAGGCAAAATTAGTTGAACTGTACACAAAAACTTTACTGGCAATTCGAGGAAAAGAGTTAGCTGAGAAAAAGAATGGTCCGGCTCAGTCTACTGTAGCTAAACAGTATACTCCGCAAGAATTAATTGAGATAGCTTTAAAATCTAGTCCGGAAGATAACGAGAATTAATATGCACCTGTGTACGAAGTGTTCTTCTCATTATTCTAAATTTGAAATGAAGTTTGATAAACGCTTCCCTGAGTGTATCGGAAACACTTGTATCTATTGTATAGAAAAGAATTTAGCTGAAGTTAGAGAAAGAATGCTTGAGCGAAAAAGACTAGATACAAAAATCAGACATCAGAAGAAACAACAACAAAAAAAAGAGTTTTTAACAAAATTTACTCCTATTTATTTTTGTGAAACTTGCAATAAATATAAACCAAAACAAGATACAATTTTAACCGGAAAATTAGCTTTTTCTAGGTGCAAACCTTGCGGTAAATTATTAACAGAACAGTACAAAAAAGATTGGAATTCAGCTAATAAACTTAAAATTTCGGAAAGGGCTCACGAACTGTATTTGGAAAATAGAGAGCATCTTATAAAAGTTAATAACATTCGTAAAAATAAATGGAGAAAAGAAAATCCTGAATTATATAAATTACAAGTTAAAGATTATTATAATAGAAATAAAGAGAAGTTAAATGCTAACGGAAGACGGTGGAACAAAGAAAAATCTGCACTAAAAGCTAGTTTAACTGCAAAAAGAAGAGCTTTAAAGAAACAAGCTACTCCTAAATGGTTAACTAAAGAACACTTTTCTGAGATGAGATCTTTTTATGAACAGTCGAGACAGTTAAAATTAGAAACCGGAATTATATATGAAGTCGATCACATTTGTCCCCTTCAGAGCGATGTAGTTTGTGGTTTACATGTACCTTGGAATCTGAGAGTTATACCTAAAGTTGAAAATAATGCTAAATTAAATAAAGTTATACAGGAGCTTATATGTCAAATTTAACTCCAGCACAAGCCAGACGGCTGATCTGGGAATCAGGGAGCGTTTGTGACTTTATATTAGACTCAAACCAAAAAGAAATCTATGAGCATTATAAAAATTCCCCTAGAAAAACTTTGATCGCTGTATTTAGTAGACAGATGGGGAAGACTTTTTCTTTAGTAACTATTGCAGTAGAGAAGTGTTTGACTACACCAAACGCAATTGTTGTTTATATATCTCCAAGGTTAAATCAAGGTAAAAGAATCATTAGAAATACTTTACAGGAAATTCTAAAGACATGCCCTAAAGATTTACAGCCGGAATATAAAACACAAGAATCTTGTTATTTGTTCCCTAATGGTAGCAGATTAGAACTTGGTGGATTTAATGCAGGGGAGATAGAGTCTCAGCGTGGTGGAAAGGCTCATTTGATCATATGTGATGAATGTGCGTTCATGTCAGAATTGAAATACGGACTTCGCTCTGTATTATATCCTAAATTAAACACTACTAGAGGTAAATTACTTCTTTGTAGTACCTTACCTAAATCTGCAGAGCATGAGTATTGGGAGTTAGTTAAAAAGGCAGAGTTTGATGGAACCTTAATTAAAAAAGATATATTTTCTTGCCCTAGATACACTAAGGCTGACATAGATACTTTCGCTGAAGAAGTGGGTGGATATGATTCCGTTGACTTCAAAAGAGAATATCTTAATATTATGTTGACCGACATTGAGTACGCTGTGGTCCCAGAGGCTACTGAAGAAAAAATGGCTAAAATTATTGGCGAGCAAAAACGTCCAGATTTTTATGACTGTTACGTGTCTATGGATATTGGTTTTAAAGATTATACAGCAATTTTATTCGGTTATTACGACTTTTTGAAAAACAAAGTTATAATCGAAGACGAGATAGTTTTAAAAGGTAACAAGGTTACTGTAAAAGGTTTAGGAGAACAGATTCCCGAAAAAGAAGAAGAGCTTTGGGGAGTCACAAAACCGTATTTAAGGTATGCGGATAATAACAATCCAATTTTCCTGAACGAACTTTCTCAGAAACCTTACGAGATTCATTTTATCCCGACAGCAAAGGATAATAAAGAGGCTGCAATCAGTAAACTTAGACTTTTGGTGCAGTCCGAGAACATTTTAATTTCTCCGAAATGTAAATATCTGATAAACCATTTAAAATATGCTACTTGGAACTCAAAAAGAACTGGTTTCGATAGAGATCAGCAAAATGGTCACTTCGATGCCTTGGATGCTCTGATTTATTACGTCAGAAACGTACAGTATAATAAAAATCCGTACCCTTCCAGTCATTTTATGCCAGCCGGAACGCTTTGGGAGTCAGAAAAGGACTCAAATCTGCCAGAATTCCACCAGCATTTAAAAAATATTTTTAACCCATTTAAATCACGTAAATAATAAATTATTGTGCAATAATTAACAACTATTTATAGCATAGGAGCTATGAATGGAAACACCTTTGTATAAAAAGCCAACTAATAAAGATAACGTGTACTTCGCCAAGAAGGACGGAGAAGATTTAGCGGATATCCTTACCAGTAAAATTAATGAATGGGTAAGCACCACTAAAGCTATGGGATATACAGACAAGATGAAACAAGCTTGGGCTGCATACCACGGAATGTTTTTCCAATCTTTTGCTGGATCACACCAAATTTCGTTTGGGGGAGAGCAAGGGGAGATAGCTAACCTGCCAATTAATCACATCAGAAATATTGCTCAGCATATGAAGACTATGACAATAGCTTCTCGTCCAGCTTTGGAAGCTAGAGCCGCTAATACAGACCATAAGAGCTTAATACAGGCTCAATTAGCTACAGGACTACTAGACTACTACATGAGAGAGAAAAGACTTGAGAGATACATTTCTACGGCTGTAGAACATGCTATCGTTTTAGGTGCTGGATACATTAAAATGGAATGGGACACTTCTGTAGGTAGAATTGTAGAAGAAGACGAAGAAACAGGAACAGCGATTAGAGAAGGTGACATTAAATTCACAAATTTAAGTCCGTTCGAAATTATTACAGACATTTCTAAAGGCGACCAGGATCACGATTGGATTATTACAATCGATAAAAAAAATAGATACGATTTAATTGCAAAATTCCCAGAATTTGAAGATAAAATTTTAGGATTAGAGTCAATTGATAGATTCCAAATGGTAGTAATGAATAAAACTATGGGTACAGATTATGTTCCTATTTTTACATTTTACCACAGACCTACAGACTCGTTACCAAACGGAAGACAAGTAGTTTTCCTTTCTGACGATATTGTTTTAACAGATCAAGATTTACCATATAAACAAATTCCAGTGTACCGTATAGCTCCGAATGAAGTTCTAGGGACTACAATGGGATACTCCAGCCTGTTTGACTTGCTTCCGTTACAGGAAGCAATCAATACAGTTTATACGTCTATTTTTTCTAACCAAGTTGCTTTTGGTACACAAAATATTTTCGTAGAAACTGGCAGTAACATTTCTATGTCAAATTTGTCAGGTGGATTAAACGTAATTGAAGGTTTAAAAAAACCAGAAGTATTAAATCTTTTGGGAACCAGCGATCAGTCGTTTTCTTTAGCCAGTAAATTAGAAGCTTTAATGGAAACTCTTTCGGGAGTTAACTCTGTAACTAGAGGTAGTCCAGAAGCTAATTTAAAATCTGGAACAGCATTAGCTTTAGTTCAGTCTATGTCAATTCAGTTTATTTCTGGATTACAGCAGCAGTATGTTCAACTTCTAGAAGACGTTGGAACTGCAATTATCGAAATTCTAAAAGATTAT